CTGGACATCATCCGACAATTATTAGAGAGGACAGAAGAAAATGGCGAAGAGAGGCAGACCGAAGAAGATTGACCAAGTAGTCAATTCACCTAGTCACTACCTCAGTGGTGACATCGAATGTATTGATGCCATGGTGAGCGCGTTTGGTGAGGATCAAGTGCGGATTTATGCAAAGATCAATGCGTTCAAATATTTATGGCGTGCTGGCAAGAAGCAAGGCGCCACGGATACTGATCTGGCAAAAGCAAGCTGGTATACCAAGCGAGCTGCTGGTGAGGATCCAAGGGGGAGTCATGGAGTTTAAAGTAGGCGTTTACGAAAACGTACCGTATCCAGAGTATGCAGAGATTGAGGCGTTTAGATCTCATGATCTCACCTCTGTAATCAAGTGTCCCTACACTTGGAAGCACCAAGGACCAATGAAGGAAACACCGGCACTAATCGAAGGCCGGGTACAACACTGTGTGTTTCTGGAGCTGGATAAGTTCGATGAAGAGTTTGTGATAGAACCAAACGTGGACCGCAGGACCAAAGCTGGCAAAGAAGAATACGAAGACTTCAAGGCCGGGATAGGTGACCGTACACCGATTAAGCAAGACATGTACGACGTGTGCATGGACCGCAGAAAGGTAGTTGAAGAATATGTTCCACGTGGAACCGACAAGGTCGAGTTAACTGTTTGTTTTTATTGGCATAACCACCCATTCAAAGCACGGTTCGACTGGTATGACGGTAAGAATGTCTGGGATCTCAAAACTGCGCGTGACGCATCACCCAGAGGCTTCAAGAACGCCATCAACGGCTTCAATTACTACATGCAAGCTGCATTGTATTTAGAGGCTGCTAGGGCCTCAAATCTGCCAGCAGAGCAGTTTATGTTCTTGGCCCAAGAGAAGCTACATCCTTACCCTTTTGCGGTTTATACGCTGTCTGATGAAGCCATAGAGTATGGCAAGGCTAAGAATGAGCAAGCGCTCAAGACTCTACTGGAGTGCAAAGACAACGACGACTATAAGCCTTTCAATGTAACCGGCACACAAGTAGTGGAGCTGGGCGATCTCTGGTAACGATCAAGAAGCTATCTGGGCGGAGCAAAAGAAACTTTGCGCTGCCCGGTGGGTCTGGACAAGGCGTCGTGTTCGTACACCAAAACAAATGATTACTTGGGAACAGTGGTGGGAGAAGATGTTCCAAGATAATTACCGGGAATACACTGACAAACAGATGGCCAAAAAAAAGGAGGCCTAAGCCTCCTTCTGTTTATTTTTCCAATCCGAATAACTTCGATGTTCCTTTGAAGATCGCACTTTTTTAATGTATGCGTCCGTAGCTGGAACCCTAGCGCCGTTTGAAAGTAAAGCTATGTCATAAGGCTCACACTCTACGACATGTAACCACTCATCGTCATTGCCATGAAAGTTCTGGACTAGCTGTACAAAATCGCCTTCAAATATAATCATTTTTTATCTCCGGTTGTGAGGGGTTGTTATAGTCCGATTTGATCCATAAGGGCATCGCCAGCTTCTAGACCTTCACGCTCGATGAACACCTCAATCAAAGCTGCGCGGGTCATAGTCTTTTCAGTCGGTAGATGTCCGCCACCCAACATTTGCACGGCCAGCTTGATTGTCTCTGTGCTTTGCTTTCTTGCTTGTGCAATTAACTTTTCCATTTTTTTCTCCGGTTTCATTAAGTTACGCCACCTATTATAAGGATTTCCGTGTCCATGTCTACACTTTTATACAGATGTGTACAATTAATTATGGAGCATTCTGTATCAGTTCAATCGCCCTGTTTTTGTCGCATAACCAGAAAACCAGAAGATACCGATCACCCTCGCCAACCGGGAGGCCACGGTGATTGTGTGTGAATGATGGGAAGATAAGACCGTGTCCATTGGGCAATGGCTTGAGCTTGCCGTGATTATGAAACTCTGTGCCACCGCCTGTGTATTCGCCTGTATTTAACGGCACAACAACGCTTATGTCTGCGCTCTCATCATGGTGCCAGTTACCCTGATCTCGCTCTTTGATGTTGTAGTTGGCTATCTGAATGCTGGCAGGATCCGGGCAGCTGCGTTGCCAGATAGACATGATGATAGGGTCCAGTATGTTACGAACCACAAACCACATGTTTTGGTACAGCTCCGGGGAGCGATCTCTTAATACTATCTCTGGGATCTGTCGCAAGCTGTCTTCATCTTCGTTAGAATCAAAGCCAAACTCTTTCTTCATGTGATCTATTTCTTCACACATCATCTTGCACCAGCTGCGCCTGAATATGGGCATGGTGTACACGTCAGGGAAAGGATTGCTCAACATCTTATGTATTGGCGTCTTCTTCATCTTGCCAACACCCTGCTGTGCTGCATACTTAGTGATGATGGGGAGAGAGTCCTGAACCGCCTTATATGTGTTCTGGTTGATCATCCAATGCGATTGCATGGATAACATGTAATTCTTTAGCTGATACATAAGTTTGCATATTGTCGCAAATTTTTATAAAATGATCCACACTTATAACTTATTAAAGTAGTAATATGGATAACATACAACAAGAAGTAAACCCGAAGACTCGTAAGTCTTTGGCTCTTGATGTTCGTACTTACAACATGTTGCAAGACATCTGTAACAGTGAGCGCAGGACCAAGATCGACCAGTTAAAGGTATTGATCGAGAGGGAGCATAAGTCGCTGTTCAGCGAGCATGTTAGCGCATGAAGCTCTTCAAACGTAAGAAGTCTGTACCCCAGACTTATCAGCCGGTGCTTGAAGCAAAAGAAGTTATAGACCTGTTTTCAAGATTAACCTTACACCACCAAGCTGCGCTTATGCGCTTGATCTCGCGCAACCTAGTCATACAGGTAGATGGCGAGCAATACATGGGTTACGAGTTTAACTACGACGTAGATAGCGCTGTGATCTTGGCTCATGAATCTGAGCCGCAGGGTGAGCTTGAGCTAGAAAGTTAAACCAGTCCGCCGATGCCAGATTGTCTGGCCCTCATTCGCATGGCCAGTTCTCTGTCTTCGTCTCTTGGCAGAATAGTCGGAGACATTGCAGGATCAAAGTTTAATGGCGCCCCAGTCTGTCCCGGTAGCCCGTCCTCGAAAAGATCTACATCCAAAGAGCTTTGTGGATTGTTTAGCTGCTCTTGGGTTTGCTCAATCCTCTGCTGAATCATCTCATCAAGTTGGCCCTGTGTGGGTGTGTACGGCTCATCTTCTGATGTGATTGCATCAACGCCCTCAACAGCGCCTCTTGTAACTGCCTGCTTGACTCCAAAGTCAAAAGCATCGAGGTAATCGTAAGCTTTCTGTATGTCAGCTATAGAATCAGGATCAAATAATACATCAGCCAAAGTTTGATAGTAGGCGTCTGCTTGCTTCATGTTGATACTGCGCAGCATGTCATCGCCAATGGTGCCTTGGAATATTCGTCCCGGTAAACGCACACCAGCCAACAAAAATCTGGCGGTTCTCATGCCTAAGCCAGCCGTGTCTTCCATCAGCTGCTTTTCAATTAACTGTAATGGTTGTGTATCTGAACCGCCCTTTGATACTCGCATGGCTTTGCCAACCAGCTCGATCATACGGCTGAAATTTGCATACTCTTCTGGCTCTAACATTTCTTGCATGAGTTTATTGGTTTTGCTCTTTGCAAAGAATTGTTGGAATTGTGGTATGCCTTGATCAATGCTTTGACGCATCAAATCATCAAGCTTATCTATGATGAAAAACTTCTTGGCGTCTTTGAAAGCCTCTGGATCCACCGCTCGAAGAATACGCTTGGCATTCCTTGCAGACTGTATTGATACGTTGGGATCAAATAAATCTTTGACAGCTCTGGCGCTGGCTTTGTCAGTCATAATTCTGGAAAGCTTGCCTATCGCTGAACGCTCCACCATTTGTAAAGCTGGCTTTGTGGGATCGTATACTCTTCTGGCCAAACGATATGTGTCGTCTGCCGCATCAAACAAAGTAGTCAAATCTTCTCGTAATGAGATAAGTCTTGAACCTTGATCTGTGCCTATATTTGCTTTGATTAAGTTTTCAATTGATCCGGCCCTACGATCATGCAGTGCCATCATGTTCTGTATTTGGTTATCTTCTGAATCGAACAAAAGCTTTCTGAAAGCTGTTAGCGACTCAACCACATCAGGATCTAATTCTGTGTTTGCCAGCTGATCATCAATCTTTTTGATAATAGGTGACGTGTCCACAAGCACAGGCTCTGGTGCGTTACGAATCGAGTCGTATAGCTTTGTAGCCCTTTCTTTTCGTTTTGACGCAAGCCTTTCGATTGCCTGCTTACCAGCTGCCGCTACTCTAGCGTTCACATCGCCAAACTGTTGCGTCATGCTGCCAAAGCTGTCCGCCATGGCCTCGATTGCTTCTCTAGTCTTAGTAGCGCGGTTATCGTAAAACCTGCGTATAGACTCGATTTGTGGCTGTCTGGTGAGGTAATACTGTATACCTATGGCTCTAGAACCAATGTCTGAAGCTTCAGCCGGGGTGAGCTTTACGCCCATCTTGGCTGCTTCATCAATAATGCCTTGATTGGTTTCTCTCAAGGTCATCAAATATCTTAGGTTGTCTTCTTTGCCGACAAACTTATTGACGACGTTTCTAACTGGCCCAGCACCAAATGGTATTGCTGAAAAACCAGACGACATAAGCAAGTCATCGTGTGCAGCTTTAATCTCTTCTGGCGGCAGGTTGTAGAACATATCTATCAACGCTTCACGTCCGCCTCTGGCCACACCACCAATTACATAGTTGCCACCAAAACCACCTATCGCTGTGGATGTAAGTGTTACTGCCAGTTTACCCAGCGGATGCTTAATGTTCTTAGAAAGATCTAATCCTTTTTTGAATCCAGCTGTAGCACCGGCCATGCCACCGCCAACATCTGCAACAAATGTTGATGCAGGAACAATGTTGGGGAACACGTAGTTTTCAAACCAGCCGATATCTTCGCCGGGTTCAAATACTTTTTTTGTGGATCCGTCGTAATCTGTGTAGATCAGCTCGCCGTCTTTGTATCTAAAACGCGCGGCTGCTGATGGATCATCAGGAAACTTTTCTGACGCAAAGTATTCGAGCATAGCGTCATCACTGAAAAACAGATTACCTCTTGCTTTCATCAGACCGTAGTCCATGAAGTCACGGTCTTCTTGCTGCTGATTCTGCATAGACTGTTGCAACAGCTGCTGTATTTGTTCGTCGTAGTTTGGTTGAGCCATGGTTACTTTGTCAGCCCAAAGTTTTGTATGAGGTAATCAGGCACTGCCAGCCCACCGTCTACCATTTTTTGTAGCTTTTCTTTCTTAGCCTCAAAATCTATGGTCGTGTCTCTGTTAATTTGTTCTGCCAAATCCTCAGAGCTGATAGTTGTTTGTTGTCTTGTTGCAGTCGTACTATCGGTGTTTTCTTTCGCTGCTTGTATTTGTTTGTACTGCTGAATGCTGTCGTTGACGTTGAACCCCTCAGCAATACCAGCTCCTTCCCCACCAATACCTAATTTGTTAATTGCATCAGCTTCGCCTCTAGCAACACCACTAAGTGTTTCAAACTCTTCAGAATCAAATATAGGGTTGTTGCGCTGCCACGTAGCTGCAAACCTGTCCAAAGCTCTTTTTTGTTTACCTTTAGACATGCCAGAGTCTTCTAGCCTGTCAGCCTCTTCAGCGTATGCGATGGCATAATCTTCCGCCCGTTTTGCGATCCTTTCCAAGTAATCAAGCTGCTTCATGAAACCGTTGTAGGTGCTTGTCAACACCGGGGATGCAGCTAAAAACATTTCCATTTCACGGTTTGAGATAGCACCTTTAGTCTGTCCCACAATCGCCATGGCGAAACCAATACCAAGCTGGTTCATCAATATTTGATCACCAACCTTGCCGCTGTCGATCATGCCGTCTAAACCGACACCCACTAATATCTTCCTGATTGGTAGCAAGAAAGCTTCTTGTGGGCCGTAACCGCTTTCACCAATACGCTCTGCTACACTTCTTGCATACTTCACCTGATCAATAACACCAGAAGCAGATCTCGCTTCTTCTGTGATGGTGTTTTCGTTTGCAATCATTGCCTTGATGTATTCTTTGTCGCCAGTCTCACCTTGGTTGATGACGGTGTTTGGGCTTTTGACCTGAATACCGTTTTTGTTTTCTAACAAGTCGTTAATGACTGACTTGTTTGTCATATTGTCTCTAAAGGTGCCTTGTTTTCTAACACCGCTGGCAACCATCACTGCTTTGCCCTCAGCGTCTAACACCGGATTGCCTTGCTCGTCCACGCTAGGCACCATTTCATCAAACTCGATGGTAATCAGATCA